AGTAGCCGTCTCTTTCGATGCGCTCCCACAGCGGTTCGAGCGATTGCACGGGCTTGACTGCCGCGTCCATCCACAGCAGCAGATCGTAGCCGCGATTTGCCGCCGCTTGCAGCGCGTAGGCTTTGAAGGCGTAGGGCTTCGCGGAGTGACTCGGCCACTCCGGGGGGATCTGATAGACCGGCGTGTTGTCGCCTTCGTCCGCGTGCGGGAGATCGTCCCACAGCAGCAGATCGGTGCCTATATCCAGAACGTCAGAATCGAAGTCGAGTATGCGTGCCAGCCGCGCTTGCCCCTTGCGGTAGTGCTCGCCGGTGGCTACATTCACAATGGCGCGTCTCATGAGCCTCCAAATAATCGATGACAAAATGAGCGGTCTGCGCGTAACACGTCTTGCTGCGCCTTTTTGGGATGCGCGGCGTTATATTCGGCCCACCAGCGAGCGGTTTCCTCCACAATCTTGTCGTAGCAGGGCGCGCACAACGGCGTGTTTCTGCCCGCGCCGCCTATCGGGTAGAAGTCCACGCCCTCCATGGCTGCCGCACTTTTCGCATGGCGAAGTGACAAGCTTCAAGGCCTCCTGGAGCGCGCCGATAGACTGCCGAATTGCGGACTCCACCATCTGCCGCTCGTTGCCCGTCATGCGGCGAGTTCCTCCGCTTCCTTGAATCCCCCCGTTTCCAGGCGCCGGAACAGCCTTGCCGATTCGTCCCAGTGCTTGCGCCCGAATAGCGCCGGGTCTCCCACTTGCCGTTCGCGGCTGCCGGGGCGCAGTGCGTGCATGTGCTTGTGTGTGAGGTCCGGACGCTGCCAGAACACCCCGAGCTTTTCCGCGCATCGTTGCAGATGCTCGTCGCCGAACATGTGATGGAACTCGGGCCAGATCGGGCCGCGTCCGCCGAACGCGCGCCTGCACCACGCGCGGCCCATCCATGGTGAGCCTGCAAACTTGTCGATGGCCGAATTCCAGTGCTTCAGGTCGCCGGTGGGCTGCATAACGCCGAAAGTGGCGAAGCCGGGATCGGGAATGATGGCTGTCGGGAAAAGACGGCCGTAGAAATGTGCCCGACACTCCGCTGCGATCTGTTCCGGCGTATGATCCGGGTCGGGCAAAGTGTCGTCTCCCCCCGCCACAAACCATTCCGCCTCTTTGTCGAGGATCATCACCGTCTTTACGGTGAGGTTCACTGACTCGGCCCATCCCAGGTACTTATCGGTGCGGATGGTGATGTCCGCTTCCGGGAACGGATCTCCCTGTCGCAAGACAGCTACCTTGTAACCCCGCGCCTTCCACTCCGGAAGCGTGCCGCCGCCGGGCCGGATGGAGGGGATGCAGATCCAGACGCTCATTCGCCCTTCAGCACCTTTCGGATGGCTTCGACTCTCTCCATGCCCCGGCAATCCGGCCTGTGAAGACAATAGGTAGGCGAAGACTCGACGCGCAGACCTCCGCAATCCAGGCACATCGTTTTCGTTTCGGCGGGCGCCGCGATTTCCAGGACGCGCAACGCCGCCCTGATCGTCAGGTACGACTTGAACTGCTTCCTATCGCGCACGCGCGGCCTCCGCCCTCAGCGCCGCGAAAAACAACGGCGGAAAATCCGCGTTGGCGACTCGCGGCCAGCCATTCCTGCCCAATCTCCGCGCCGAGGATGTGCTCCCGTCGTGCGCCCGCGCCACGCACATCTGCCTTCCGTCGAGAGTGGAGACTCCGCCCGCTTTTTGCGCCGCGTACACCATCAGATTGTCTTCGGCAAACTTCACGTCTTTGAAGCGCTGTCGCTTCCAAAATTCCCGCGTGTAGCACATCGAAGTGCCGCAAGCGAAACCCGCGCCCGCTTTCCAGCGGTATCCTACCGAGTTTCGCATGTCCCAGAAGAACAGGCAATGATACCCGCTCATGGGCTTGTCCGAGAGTAGCTCTACCTGCTGCGCGATTCTGTCCGGGTGGCTCCAGTCGTCCGAATCGAAGTGGATGATCACTTCCCCCAGCGCGTTCGCGCAGAGCCATTCGCGCTTCGCTCCCACGCTGAGTCTCGGCCCTTTGTAATACCGGACTCCCGCTTCGACCGGAGGCACGCGAAAGCTCGGATCGTCCGCGTCGTCTAGGATCACGAGTTCCTTTTCCGCCCAGGTCTGCGCCTTCCAGCATTCGAGCGCCGTCCGGCTCAGCGCGGGACGGGAGCGGGTGGGCATGATGGCGGAGACTAGCACTTCTCGCGTTTCTCGCGCTTGGCTTTCGCGCGCTTGCGCTTGTCGCGGCCTTTGCTCATGGGATCAAAGCTTCGATGGCCGTCTGAAAATACGGGGATGCGATGGCTTCGCCCGCCGCCGTCAGATGGACGCCATCGGAGTAGAAGTACGTGCCGTTCGTGTAGTTGCCTTCGCCGCCGATGGTGGGATCGCTGTCTACGTCCGCGAGTCCGTCCGCAATTGTGCGCCAGTTCGCCCGCAGCCACGTGTTCACGGCGTTACGGACGGTGTCAAGCGAACCGCTTGTGCCGATGGCCGAAGAATCCAGGCAGGTGGCGAGCACCACTTTGAAGCCCGCGGCGTGTCTTCCCGCCGCGTAATTCGTTAGCGCCGTCTCGACTTCGGCCGCGGTGTCTCCGCGATTCACGATGCTGTTGTAAATCTCCCAGAGCGCCACGATCTGCGTGGTGTAGGCTTCGGACGCGTAGGCGTCGATCACTTTGGGAGCGGTCGCGTTCAGCGTTTCCGTGTCGTAGTAACCGATGGCTTCCGAGACCACGTTATAGGCGTAGTTGGTAGCGGCTTCAAACAGCGATGCCTGGGAGTTTCCCGAACTCCACAGCCCGTCCATGATGGAGTTGCCATCGAAGATGACTTGGGTCGCATTCGCGCGATTCAGCGGGTACTTGTTCGTGAAGTAGGAGAGAACGTTGCTCAGCGCCGTCCCGCTCAGCGCCGTGTTGTAAACCTGCAACTCGTAAAGGTCTCCGTAGAGTCCGTAGCCGCCGCCGCAGGACTGACCGAGAACCGCGCTCCCGCCGTTGGTGTTGAAGCTCCCCCAGGCAGGCTCGCTCACCGTCGAGGTGTCGGAGTAGTAAGTATTCCCGCCGGCCGAATAAATCGCCCCCACAAGCGCCGGGCCGCTGAACACGCGGTTAGCCGGCTCCTGGTTTGCGTTCGCGGCGCCCTGATACCCGTGCAACGATGCACGCGAAAACTGATCCTGCGGGCCGCCGAACTCCGAATCGTCGCCGTAGAAATCGAACTGCCACGATTCCGGGTAGCTTCCGGCGCAAAGTATCAGGCCGTAGGCTCCCGAGTCGTTCGCGCTCTGCCCGTTGCGGAACCAGATGCCCTTGCGGTCCACGACCGCGAATATACTCAGGTTATCCGACACCAGCCCCGGAAAACTCGATGCGTTGAGCGCCGTCGACGATCCCGGATAGAAGCGCGCGGCGGGCAGGCCGTTCCAGCCCGAGATTTGCTTGGGACCGGAGTCTCCGCTGAAGCTGTAACCGTTGCCACTACTATCGGTCCAGGAAGAGATGACGTTTCCGGTTCCCGCCGTGAGGCTGCCGCCCTGCAACCAGACAACCGGACTCGCGCCGCCAGAGCCTCCGCCGCCTCCTCCGCCCCCCGATCCTCCTAGTCACTGGGGAACGAGCGCGCCGAACTGGAACGCCAGCACGGTGATTGAAGCGCTTCCGGCGCTGGAACTGGAAGTCGTATTGTTGATATAAAATCCGCAGTTCGTGATGGCGCTGAGCGTCCCGGAAGATGCGTCGGTGAGCTGCCGCATTCCCAGCGCCTCCGTGCCGTAATAGGCGGTGATGGCGTTCGACGCGCTCACATGCAGATGCCACCAAAACGGCCCAGCCGGAGGGACGTCCATCGAGTCGTTATTGACGGTGGACCGTGAACCCGTGGCGCCCGTGAAGTACACTGTGGCCATATCGGAGCTGCTGCCGTTGCCGAGCATTTCCGCGCCGAAGAGTTTCGTCCCGTCGTCGATTTCAATACCGCCTTCAGCCGACGTGTTGGCTACGCCGTACGACATAATCGCCAGGCCGTAGAGATCGAATGGAACGGCCGGGCACGGCTGATGCAATACCGCGAGGCTGTTGGAACTGGAGCCGGACGGCGCGACGATGGAGAGGAAATTAGTGCCCGAGCTATAGGTGGCGCTGCCCTGATTCGCCCACGAGAAGTTGGCGAACTGCGGTACGGTAAGCTCCCACATCCCGTAGCCGTTCGGGTTACCGCTGGCCGTGATCGTGCAGCTCGATCCCACGGTACAGGGCACGCTGTTGATCGTGACGACGGCGGGGGGTTGTGAGTTGGTTTGGTCGTAGCTGATCGCCGATGTTCCGATGGCCGATATGTTGGCGTCGAGCGCCCATGTCGTCCCGGCGTTCACGGTGCCATTGGTCACGGGAATCACGCCCGCATTGTTGATGTCCCCGACGCTATTGAAGTCAGACGTGCGGGTGAGCACGTAATCTACCGACCCAGTGCCCAGCGTCGTGAGCGAGTAGACCCCGTTCTGGATCGGGTTCGCCTGGTTGTTCACCAGGAGCCGGTTAGTCAGCGAGAGCGTGTATCCGTCCACTACGAGCGCCGCCGCCGTCGTCGCGGTGAGCGTGGCTCCCGCGCCCGAAGTCCCGTTGCTGTAAGTGGGTGAGTCGGGCAGAACCGCGACCGTCGCCGCCGCTACTGCGGTAGCAGGGTTGAGCGCCGCGAAGAGTTGCCGGACGTAATTGGTCGTCGCAACTTGCGTGCTATTGCTCGTCGAGGCCGGTTTCGTCGTGGTGGGCGCGCCGGGAAGCGCCGCGTTAGGCGCAATCCCGCAAACCACGCTACCCGTGGTGGGGCTGCATGTGACTTGGCTGGGTGTGCCCGACACGCTGGACACCGCGCCGCCGCTTGACGGATAAGTAGGCGCGGGTCCGGTGATAGTGACTCTCACCACCACGAAGACGCCGCTTCCTCCGGTCCACGAAGCCGCAACTTGGAAGTGATCATAAACGCTGCCGATACTCGGCTGTCTCGTGGCCGTGGAATTTCCCGAAGTCACACTGCTGTCGAGCGACGTGCAGGAATTCGCAGCAGTGCAGCCGGACACAGTGACGGTCGTCGAAGTGGGATTGCCGAAGACGGTTTCGAGGAACGACGCGGTTTCGGAGTTGTAGGTCGTATTCGAGACGGTGAACGACGCGCCCGATAACGCGATGGTCTGGGTCGTCTGATAGCTGGATTGGGAAAGGGCGGGCAGGCACAACAGGAGCGCCAGAGCTAAGGTCTGTACAAACTCTGAGGCTGCTTTCGCCCTGCGGGAGCGGGTAGAGGGGCAGAATAGCATAGATCTCCTGTCGCGTGTCAAGGGGAAAAAAGCGGGGCCGCAAGGGAAGAAGGAAACGCGCGGCCCCAGAGAGGTTAACTGATGGTGACGCCGCCGGCGGACGGATTCGCGTACCACACGCCGCCTAAGGCCGTGAGTTCGATCGAATCGCCCACCGCACCGCCGAAGGTGATGATGTGGTGCACGCCGTTGATGGCGTTGGCGGGCGTGGTCACGGTGTGGGCTTCGGCGGTCTGCGCGATGAGCCGCAGCCGCTTGCCGTCCATGCCGCCCGACACGACGCCGGGAAGTCCGGCAACCGGCGCGGCGAGCGTGTACGCGCCGGCGGAGGCGTCGTCGAGCAGCACGGTGCCTTCCTCTTGCGCGATGGCTCCAGCGGCGGGAAGCGATACCGCGCCGAAGAACGGCTCCAGATTTTGGCAGATGAAGCCGTCCTGATCGGGCGAGGTTGAAGGGAAACGATTAACGATGTTTGCCATTGGGATTGTTCTCCTGGGTTTGGAAATTCGGTTAGGGGCCGGGAGCGCCGGCCCCAAGGACGATGGGCAGGACGGCTTACGCCGCGTTCTGCAGGTATTGCACGGGGTGCGTGCCCGCATCCAAAAGCTGCCCGTCGTAACGAGCGAACGCGAGGAACGCGACTTGCCCGTAGTCCGCGAAGCGCTCGACCAGGCGAAGCACGCTCATCTCTTTCACGCGCCGGATCACGTACTTGTCGAGCGGCCCGAACGCGACCGAGATGGAACCGACCGGCGGGGAGCCGGAAGGCCCCAGTTGCGCCATGTCGTTGTTGATCGAATACTTGTAGCCGTTCAAGGTGTCGGGCTGGGTATTCGCCAAACCACTGAAGCCGGGCATCCACAAGGGCCGGCCGTAGTTGTCCTTCAGCGTCTTCAGGTAGCGCAAGGTCTGATCGTGGAACATGAACTTCGCGCCCTTGCGGTACAACGGATCGACGGAGTGTTCCAGATCCACCAGGTCGATGTAGCCCACCTGGTTGGTGGGATTCGGCGTGGTCAGGTTGTCGTTGCCGATCACGGTCACGCCGGAATTGGTGGCGGCGGTGATGATACCATTCGGCTGCGAAGCGGTAGGTCCGCCCCCGGTCGTGAACATGGTGTTGGTGATACGGCCCAGGCGCGTCGCGAACTTCTTGATGAGGAAGGCCTGCAAATCGAAGGCCGAATCCTGCAAGAGTTCGATGGAGACCTTGACCATCTTGGAGCTGAACTTGTAAGCCCCGAACATGATCTGGCCGAGCGACACGTCCTGCTCGGTCACCTGCTGGCCTTCGCCGATGAGCTCGCCCGTCACCGTGGTGTCGTTGTCGGTGGGGTAAGGGAGGGGTTGGCCCGTCGCGGTGTCCAGAATCTCCGCCACGTTCCACATGTCGCCGTAGTACTTCAAGGCGTCTTCGATCTGCATGGTGAAGCCCACGGGAACGAAGAAGCCCGTCGTGGCGCCGGGATACGCGCCCTCTCCGCCAGTGCCCATGTCGCGGGCTTCGATCTCAACCGTCTTTTGGCCCATCTTGTAGAGCGTCTGGCGCTCTTCGGCGGTCACGCCCTTGAAGCGGTAGCCGCCCCGGATCTCCGGGTGGTCGCCGTGCTTCAGGTAGGACAGGAAGGCTTTCCGCTCTTTCTCCCGCTGCTCCTTCACCACGTCCTGGCTGTCGCCGCCGGCGGGCTGGTTTTCGCGTCGGCTGGCGTCCGCGGGTTGGCGCAATTCGAGGTCCAGCGCCGTCTTGCGCGCTTCGCTTTCGTTGATGGCCCGGATCTCGACTTCGTAGCCCTTTTGCTCATCGTCCATCTGTCCGAACTTGGTGCGGTTCTCCGCGACGCTCAGATCGAGGGCGCACATTTGAGTCCAGATCTGGCCGCGCTTCTCGCTCAATTCTCGTACTCTCGCAATCATGGGAATTTCTCCTCTTGAATTTTGGGTTGGTGACGCACGCGCCCGATTCCGCCGCGGCCCGCGGGGATTGCGCGCATCCGCCTTTTCGCGCGTGGCATTCAAGCCCAGCCCCTACGGGCGCGCGTCTGACGGGGAAAAGCTGAAACTTGGTTAGGGTTTGTCCCGCAGCATTTGAATCTGTCTCTGCCGCAACTGGAGCGCGGCCAGGTCCGCGGACTTGTCTTCGTCCACGTCGATTCCGTTGGCTTTCGCCGCAGCCTTGATCTTGGCCAGCACCTTCGGCTTTTCGTCCGCCGGGATGCCCTCGGTCTGATCGAAACGCGCTAAGGCGTTGCGAATGTGGCTTTTCGTTTTCTCGTCGTCGCCGGGGAATTTGATCGGCAGCTTCCAGGTGGACGTTTTATCGGGATCGCCCACGTAGGCGAAGCAGTCCGAAGCCAGATCGACGCCGTCCACTTTCTTGGTTTTCCCGCGCGCTTCATGGGGGTGCTTCGCGGAGCGCTCCCCGTCTTCGCCTTCGCAGTGCGGGTCGTCGCAATCGGGGTCGCTGCATTCCGAGCACATGCCTTCGGCGCATTCGTCGCAACCGCACTTACAAAACTGATTGCGCAGCTCCGTCATGCGGGAGCGGAACTCGGGAGAGAGTCCTCCGGGAAACATCGAGCGGATCGCGGCGGTGGCGTTGTCGTTCGCCGGGTAAGTAACCGGCCCCACGTCGAACAGGTCCACATCCTGGATCGTGCGCGTGGATTTCAGCAGCCTCCCCTTGTCGTCGCGCTCGTCTTCCCAGGTATCTTTGGTGACGATGAAGCCGAACGAGGAGCCGTCGATATCGCCCCGCTCGATGGAGGCGGTGACGCGCGCGCCGTTCGGGGGATTGCATGAGTAGAACAGTCCCCGGCTGTCCTCTTTGAGCGTCAGAGTTCCGGGCTTCGTCCGTCCCAACACGTGATCCGGATTGTGATTGAACAGGCACCGCACGTCCTGCTTTTCCTGAATCGCGCGGGCGAACGCGCCGGGCGCCACCTGCTCCACGATCTCACCAAACCAGTCGGAGAGCGTGTACGGCTCGTTGAACGTGGAGGCGTAGCCCTCGATGCGGCTCTCGTCGCCGGTTTTCGCCACGCGCACTTCAGTTTTGAAGTTCCGCCGTTCGATCTTGTTCTTCATGGCTCAACTCCTCTTTCGCTTTTCGTGTGGCCAGATCGCGGTAGACGGCGATTTTGATCGCGCCTACCGCCCGCCCCAGCTCCCCGGCAGCTTTGCTTTCGTCCGCTTTCCAGTCTTCGGAGCGCTCGAACATGCCGCCGATGAACTTCTGAATGAAGGCAGAGACTTCCGGCCCGATGGGATCGCCCATATTCGGGGATTCCATGCGGAAACCCACGCATCCGATCTGGGTGGCGAGCTCCGCCATGGCCGTTAGAACCGGCGTAAAGGCGCGCTGAAAGTCGCGTAAATCGGGCTTTTCGCGGGCTAAAACGCGCTGCAATGCATCCTGAAACACCCGCGAATACACGCGCGCGAAACGCTGATCGGCGGGCGCTTCCGGGGGCGGCTTCTTGGCCGCCGGCTCATCTTCGTCCGCGCCGTCCATTCCCGTGATCGCGTTCGGATCGCCGGGGGAAAGCTTCAGCGGGTCCGAGGCGTCCATCATGTTGACAGGCATCCAGTAGGTTTGCCCGGCCGGGCCCCCGATGGGATTCCAGTCGAGGAACAATTCGCGCACGTCATCCGCGTTGGCGAGTCCCCACTGCCGCAATACCGTGATGAGCTTCGCCCTGGATTCCGAATCCGGCGTCAACATCTCCTGGTAATAAAAGGCCGGGAAGAACCGGAAGGCGGTGCGGCCCTGCTTCACGAACAGCTTGCGCTTGAATTCGCTTTGGAGCGGTTTGTACCAGGGGCGCAGGGTGTACTGCACCAGCTCGATGGCTTCCTGTTCCGCGGAAGCCCGGTTGACCCTGCCCGATTCCCCCAACATGCGGACGGGGACGTGGAAAATCGCGCCGACCTCTTCGCGCTGGTGCTTCCGCGTTTCAAGGAACTGCGCTTCGTTGGGCTTGATGTCCGAGGGCTTCCAGATCATGCCGCCCTCGATCACCATGGGGCGCATCATGTTTTCGCCGCCGTAGGCTTCGTTTACCGAGCGCTTGAAATTCGTCAAGGCCGGCTCGCCCATGGTGTGCGGGATCTCCACCACGCCCGTGGGACGGATGCCGTTGGCGAAGAACTTGCCGCCGAACTTCTCGGCAGCGAGAGCCAGCCCCATCACCTGCCGCGTCAGTTCGATGATGGGCTTGCCGAGTCTCCCGTCCAAGGAAAGCCCCGGCACATGCAGCATGTTCGACGCGAGGATGAAGCGCGGTTGCCTGGGCGCGTTTTCCTCCGCGATTTGCCCATCGGTCGTTTCGTAGATCAGCGTCCCGATTTCCAGGCGCTCTCCTTGCACCGTGACCGGCTCGGTCGTCCGGCGGGGCTTCGTGGCTACCGGGGAACGCGGCCACAACGCAATCACGCGATTAGCTTGATCCCGCTCGATCTCCGCATAGGCATTGCTCCACAAAAGAGCGTGCGCCATGTACGTCTTGATGAATGTGAACGCGGTCATTTCCGCGTTCGGTTCGTCGTGCAGGATGAAGTGTAAGTCCTGCTCGTAGGCCAGCCGCTTGCCTCTCGGCTCCAGTTGCTCGTAGACGTTCAGGTCCGTTGCGCCCATGGCCCCGGAGATGAGGTCCACGCACGCGTAGACTGTCGAGACTTGGAGCGCGGTCAGTTCGGAAACGCGGATGCCCGAGTCGGTCCGGCCGCCGTTGAAAATATCAAGGAGCCACTCCGCCGGATAGCTCAGCGGCGTCTGCGGATTTTCGAGAGACGATCTGAACTCAGGCAGAAATCCGGCCACGCCCGAACTGATTCGCTGTAGGATTCCCACGGTGAGTTACACTAGGCCGATGGCCTTGCATGTCTGGTATTGCTGGGACAGGATGACGTGGCGCGGCATAGTGGAAGAATGCGCCTTCGGCTGCCGGGCGTTTTTTCGGGGACCGACCGAGGCTGGGGTCAGGGCGCAGGCGGAAGCCTTCCTTGCACTGTCAGACCCGGCGTCGCCTACGTTCGTGTGCCAGCACAGACACGGGGTAGCCTAACCTTCCGGCTTTACCAATTTCTTGCTTTCCGGCTTTTTGGCCGATGTGACGAAGGCCCACGCGAAACCCATGCTCCCCGCGAGAACACAGGCGGCCTGCCAGTGCCACCCGGCTACGCCAATCACGATCAGGAGCAGGCTGCCGATGGCCACGCCGCCTTTGACGATGGGATCCGCGCTCGCTGGTTTTGACAATACTGGAACGCTCACACGATCACCGGCCCGTTGTCGAAGATCGACTTGCGGAACTTCGGCTGATTCTCAAACAGGATCGCCCGGCTCAGCGCGTCCACCGTGGCGCTCAAGCCGTCGATGCGGGAAGATTCCCGTTCCCTATCCGGCTTTTTGAACATGATGAGATCGTTCTTCCGCACGAGCGACGCGCAGGACGCGTTCCACCGCAGCACGGGATGATTCCCGTGGTGCAGTCTGCCTTGGGCGATCAGCTCCAGGATTTTCTTGGTCGGTTCGTGCAGCGTCGTAAGTCCCTGCCGCACATCCATGCACTTGTATCCGGCTTCGATCATGGGAACGGAGATTTGCCGCGAGTTGTACGGGTCCCAGCAGATCTGCTCCAGATCGAACATTTCCGCGCCCCACTTCAGCCGCTCTTCCACTTCCCGGTAGTCGATGCAGCTTCCTGGGCAGGTTTCGATCCAGCCTTCCTCCACCCATCGCTCGTAGGGCATGCCGTCCTTGCGCTGGAGCTTCAGGACCGATTCCTTGGGCATCCAGAAAAACGAGAGCACTTCGTAATGCGGCAGCAGCTTCAGGTCTGGACCGTAGCCTTCCGCGAGAAACGTGAAGGCCAGCGCGGTCAAATCGGTGGTCATCGAGAGATCGACGCCCGCCCATGCGCGGCGTTCGATGAACCGTTTCAACAGATCCCGGTCCATGCCCCGCAATTTGTCTTCGGGAGCTTTTGAGCGCAACGGCCTGGCTGTCCAGTCCGGGGGGCAGGCGTCCCATTGCAGCATGTCGATGGCCCTGTCTTCCTTCTGGTCCCAGATGTTGAGGAAGTAGCGCTTGAACGCGGTGAGCGTGCCTTCGGCCAACGCGGATTGATACTTGGCGCGGATCTTTTCGAGAGGCAGGAAGCCGCCGTTCTCGATCAGGGATGGATTCGCCTTGATCCACGTGGCCGGTTGGGACGGGTCGTCGTCTTTCGCCGCGCCGTAGATGCGGCCGAAGAACTTGGGATCGCTTACGATGCCCTCGTTGATCTTGCGCGTTTTTTCGTGGAGCCTCCAGGCGAGGGGCGATTCCGCTTGCACGCCCGCCGTGGTGATGGCGAGCGTGGTGGTCTGTCTGCGGGTGATTCCCCCGTTCGAGAGCACGTCCCAGTTTTCCAGTTGCTTGCGCGTCTTCAGACGGTGCACTTCGTCCATGACCGTGAACGCGGGGTTTACGCCGTCGCCCAAGTCGCCGTCCGCGGCTACCGCGGCATAGAATGAGTCCGGGTCACAGCGTTTCAAGATGCGGTTAGTGCCCCGGAGAATCCTGAATTGCTTTTGCAGGATGGGGGCCTGCTCCACCATTTTGCAGGCGGCTCGGTAGACGTTCATGGCCTGCCGCGAAGCCGCGCCCGCCCCGTACACCTGGCAGCCGGGGGTGATGGTGATGAGCGAGACGTACAGCACCAGGCCCGCGGCGAATTCGGTTTTGCCCGCTTTTTTCGGCACTTCGAGGTAGACCTGTTCGATCAGCCGGTTACCGTCATCGTCGAGTTGCCCGAAGACCTGGACGAGAACTTCTTCCTGCCACGGGACGAGGAGAAAGGGCTTGCCCCAGTACTCATCCGCGGAGTGCTTGAGCACGCCTTCGAAGAAGTTGCAGGCAGCATCGGCGGCTTGTTGAGAGAAAGGCACATGCTCAAGCCTTGACTAGATACCCATTGCGGAGGAAGCCATGCCACGTCTTCTGCGCGATCGATCCCGCGCCCGCTGCGCAAGTCAGTCCCTTCTTGTCCACGGTGATGTTGGGCGGTTCGCCGTGCCTCACCCAGCATCGGTGCAGCGTGTCATTCGGCAGCGTGCAGTTAGAGCAGCGGTCATCGATATCCCAGATGCCGCCTGGAGTCTCGACGATCAGATGCGGTTCCGTTTCGTTGCTCCAGACGAAATTCTTCGGGTACCAGACCGCGCGCCACATCGCGCCTACGCCAAACTGATGCGGCTGCTCATGCTCTTCGCCCGTGGCAGGATTGCAAAACCGGAGGATCGCCCGGAAGTCCGGGTCCCAATCGCGGTCGTCTGCGGGCAGGGAATTCGGGGCATCGAACACCGGCTCAACTAGGAAGCATTTGATCGGTTCCATATCACTGCACCGTCTGTGCCTTCGGCTCCCGTGGCTTCGACAGGATCGACATGAGATCTTCCACGCCGTTGTCTTTCTGCTCGATGCTCAGCCGCGTGCGTGATACCGGGGAGAATCCAAACTCGCCAATGAACGCCCGCACTTGCCGCCATGCCGCATTCGACACTGCAATGGCCGGGTGCGCTCTCCGCTTCACAACTACCGGCTCATCGTTGTTTTCCCCAACGAAGGCGATTTCTTCGACGATCAGGCCGTCCTTCTCGACCGTCAAATCGGCTTCGACGGCGCGCGCGTAATTCTGACAGGCTCCCTCAAGGGCCATCGCGTCCGGACGCCGGTCCAGACTCATGCCCTCCAGCTCCTCTTTCCAGAACAACCAGGCGTGGCGGGCGCGACCTTTCAAGTGGCGCGGGCAGTCGGGCAGGCCCTTCGAGGCTTTGGGTTCCGCGGCCAATTTCTCGGCCAGCTTCCCCATGCCCTTGCGTCCCGGATCGCCCGCCGCGATCTGCACAGCCATTGGTTTAGGTTTGCGGCCTCTCATTGGATAGCAAGGTACGGAAAGTACTTTCGCGTTTTCGCGCCCGGCGCTACGCTGAAAAGTGGGCTAGGCACGGCCTCATGAACCGCGCCGAAAGCCGGCCTTTCCTTCAGCCGGTTGCCCCTGGACGACACCGAAGGACGCAAGAAGGAAGCGACCATGCGTGGAAGAAAGCCCAAGTCTGCCGAGTGCCCGGCGTGCGGCGCACCTTGCTACAGCCGGACCGCCGCCCGGAATCACTGCCCCCGAAGACCCTACCCAGAAGGCCGGATCAAAGGCCCGCTCACAGAGGAACAGAAGCTCCAGCGCGCGACTGATGCGCGCCGCGCCCGCCGCGAACGATTGGAGTTTCGCGGCTTGTGGCCGATCTACCGCCCGCTGTTCCGGCTTGCGATGGAATACGCACCGGAGGATTTTTCCACGCTCGTATGCGCCTGCTTACTGGCCACGCACTTTGATTCGGTTCGACAGCGTAAGCGCGACTACTATGCTGAGCACAGCGAAAGCGGCAAGTCTTCTACCCGGAAATGGAGAACGGCCAACCGCTCCAAGGCAAATCAATACGATCAAGTCAGACGCCCCGAGCGCCGCGCCAAGAAGCACGGCATCACGGAGTCCGGGAAGCACACGGCGCAGGAAATTGCCGCCTTATTCGAACGGCAAAGCTCCCATTGCGCGATCTGTAGCCAGCCCATCCGCATTGGCTTCCGCCAGCTCGATCACATCATTCCGCTGAAGCTCTGGGACGTGTTCAAGGCCAGCGTGCCTTACCTTTGGAACGAACTGCCTAACCTTCAGTGGCTCTGCCCGCCCTGCAACCAACTCAAGGGCTCAAAACCGCCCGCATTATCAAACGCGACCGGCTCGTGACAGCGGCCACCAACGCGAAAAACAAATCGCGGGTTTCGATAGACACCTGCCTAACGGCTCCCGCCGCGGCCGGAAAGTTAAAGCTCAGGCCCCTACCCCTTCGCGGCGCGTCTTGACCGCGTGGCATCGCGCGCACAGGCCTTGCAGGTTGTCGAGCGACCAGACATCGCCGCCTTTCGCAATCGGCACGATGTGATCGGCTTCGCTCGCGGCGCGGTCGTCGCATGCCTTGCACACCGGGTCGCGATCGAGGACGATCTCCCGCAGTCTGCGCCACCGCACGGTGTTGTATCTGCCCAGGCCTGGCGCGCGCTCGGGGTCCGCGTGGCGAGCTCGCCGGCGCGCCTGGTCGTAGAGGCGCGCACTGCTGTGCTCGGTGCAGTTGAGGTTCGCACAGCCGGGCTTAGGACACGGGCGGCTGGGGAGGTCCATCAGTACCCGCGCTAGTATGGGGCAAAATATACTTGACTGACCGGGCGTCTTAAGTCATACTAAATAATTACGGAAGAGAGATTGCCTTGGGCGACAAATTTGAGACACCCACAATCAATCTTCCCCGATATCCAGGCAGAAGTCGTTAAACTGACAGGATTGCCTCCTGGAACCGCAGATTGAGAAGAAGGAGGCTGATGAATACGACGCTATCCCAGTACTGCCATTGCCTCACATCAGTCGCCATCGCGCAGCCCCCTGATGTAAGCCGTGGGATCGACGCCG